AATACCTCATTCTCCATTAGAACATGTCCATTTCATAAACTCATTTCCTACAAGAGCACTATTAGGAGTGGTGTTTATTTTTTTTCTAAGATTAGACATCTTTAATGCCCCAGTACCAAGATTATAACAAAAACTAGTAAGAGCATTAAACTGATTAGTGGTTAAGTCATCTCTAATAAGATCATCTATTTCAGGTAACATTTTCTCCACTTCCCATTTAAGGAAGTCAAAAGCTTGTTGTTCTGTAATTCTAGGATCTCCAATCTTAACTTTCTTTCCCCCAAGATAATAAGGAGGATATTTAATAGTACCATATCCTATAGTGTCAATTCCAGGTTTATCTTTTTTACCATGATAGGCATCTAAAAATAAACCTTCAAAAGATTTAATAAGATTTATAGAGTCGTTGTTTATATTTATCATTTCTTTTTAGTTAAGTTCCAATACATTTGAGCTCCATAGTGTATAACACCATTTTGCTCTAGATAAAGACTAGGACCAAACATCAAGTCTTGTTTGTTCTTATACATTAGTCCTATATGGAGTTTGTTTATAAGATCTTGTTTTTCTCCTGCTACACCTATACCAACATACAAATCTCTTCTTTTACGTGCAGGAAGAGTAATAGTTTCTTTTATAATAGGATATTTTAAATTATAACTAAATGAACTACCCACTAGCATGTTTTTTCTCACTGTATCTTTTACTATAACAAATCCTAGAGAATCTATATGAAGACTGTCTCTGTAATAGTTAGTAGTTAAAAGTTCTTTAACCAGTTCTTGATACTGTAAAACAAGTTTAGTATAATTAGTATCAGCTATATACTCAGTGTTCCATCTATCAATAGGAACAGCATAAGGTTCCGTTTTAATAAGTAAAGGTTTACTATTAATAGTGGAATCATGATGTATCCAGGTAGTATCTCTAACAATCTTAATACCAGAATCAACAACCCTATCATTACACTTCTGTAATAATAAAATCAACAATAATACAATCACTATAATACTAATCAAATTATCTTTAATATACTTCATAATTCTACATCTATGTTTGGAGGTTTTAATGTTAAGAGTAACTCTCTCCTTCTTGTATGTACACCGGCTCTTCTGAAAAGAAATTAGTCAACACTTTACCTACTACACCCACTATGAGTGAAATAATAGCTAAGTTTTTATCATCCATAAACATAGACGACATAGATGTAATAGAAAATACACCAAGCAAAGTATCACCTATCTTCCTAACTTTTTTAGGAGTGGGAGCCCAATAAGATTTCATACTAAATGTAGTCTTGTGGTGAGAAAGCTTTCTCTTTTTGATATGTCTAATTTTAGCTGTCATTTGTATTAATTATACATTCTAATTTCTATAAATTGATTGAATAATTTGTCATCCTGTCTACCATAATTAGGTATACCTGTTTCAATAATTATTTGGCTGCTATCAATTTTTCTAACTCCATAATAACTTCCCCAAGATTCATCAAAATTTATTTCTCCTTCAAATCCCATAGGTGTAACTATCAAAGGAACTGTACCGGTAAACAAAGCAGCTGAATTTAAGAAGTATCTTCCATTAGTGGAATAATTAAACCATACATCTCCAATAGTATTCTCTAAAACTGTTGCTACTGGAGCTGCTGTGTTGTATTCTAGTGCAGCCTCACCAGGATTTCCCCAAGTAGTTGGGTTAGTTCCAGTTGCCATAAAAAATGTTCCTGCAATGTTATTTGGAGCACCCACATTAGTAAAATTACCACCACCATTATTAACTATAATACGATAAGTTACACCAATTATTAAATTACCACTCTCTATATCTACAGGGCCTTCTGCTCCACCCTGTGTTAATAAAGCTGTATATACTTTATATGATCGTCTATCAATTTTCCATTGAAGTAATTTAACCTGTTTTACAAGCCAAGTTAATGTTTGAAAAATTTCTTGAGGATATTGTGACATTATAATTCAGTTTTAGGTATATAATTGTATACATCAAAAATATCTTATGTTTAAAATATTGATCATGAGGATAAAGAAAAGTATTAGTTGCTACAAGTTTTTTGTTAAATACTGCTTGTTCTAAAGATTTAACATCTTTTTCAAGTGTCTCAATCTTTGTTTTATCTACATTAGACTGAGCTAATAACATTTTAACGTCACTTCTCATTTCTGTAACATCCCTCCAAATAAGGGTTGCTAAAATTGTAACTAATGCTGGGAACACATAGATTTTCAATGTGTTAGCCACAGATTGTTTGGGTGTTGGACTTACACTCATGCTTTCGGATTAAAAATAATAACATAAAAAATATAAATAGTTTCAATAGTTTGAAGAAAAGGTTATAAATTTGTCACCCTTTCTTACAATATAATATACAAAAATTTCAAGAACAAACCTAAAAAAGTTATGAATCCAGCAGAATATAAAAAAAAGGTAGAACATGATCTTATTGCAGAATTTCGTAATAAGTTTTATGAAAAAGTGGGGTATTATCCCACTGTTATAACAAACCATAGAATAACTGATGACGGAGTGAGTATTTTAACACTTCCAGAATTAGAAAGATATTTTGACTCTCATATACCATCTGTACTATTTGGTAGAAAAGTGACATTAGGAGCAAAAGATAGAGCAAGAGAATTAGTAGAGCTTAGATGTATATTTTTCTTTATAGGTAGATCTATGAAATATGGACTTAAACAACTAGGTAGATATCTAGGAAATAGAGACCACACTACAGTAATACATGGTGTAAATACCTTTAGAAACTTATATGAAACAGATGCAAAATTTAGAGAAAAATACTATTTAATCATTAACGAAATAAAAAAAGATTATGAGTCATCAATTATGGAACACGTTAATCAAATGGAAATTGAGTCCTAACCAGATTTATTTTATGGACTGCTGCAGGTCTAATATCAAACCAAATGCTATTATAGACCAAGAAGCAGAGAAAAAAGTATGTTTAGAAAGAAATCTTATAGACGACCAAGGTAATTTAACTAATGAAGGTGCTGTAATTTTAAATGAATTTGAAACCCACCTACTTAAAGTTAAAAAGAAAGTAGCTACAGAAGTGTTAGGAGCTGACATGAATGACCGTATTAAAGAATACAGAGAAACTTGGCCAGCTAAAAGATTACCACATGGTCAACTAGCTAGACAATCTAATCAAGAGCTTAAAGATAAGTTTGTATGGTTCTTTAAAACCTATCCTGAGTATGATTGGGATTTGATATTAGATGCTACAGACTATTACAATGAAGTGTTTAAAAAGAAAGACTATTTGTATATGGCTACCAGCAGTAATTTTATTAAAAAAACAGAAGTAACTAAAGAAGTGAGCTCAAAGCTTGCTGATTATTGTCAGGAAATTCTTGACAATCCAAACATATTAAACAGTAACATATGACAGTGAAAGAAAAGTTTTTTCATAGCTTTCTTATAGGAATATTATTCAGTTTAATCAACTGGTTAATCATAGATAATTTTATTATAAGAGTATCAATTTTTAAGTATATTTTAATAGAATTTGTTTTGGTAATGTCAGTAAAATTCTTTAAATTTACAAAACTAAAACTAAATCTAAATTAAGTGAATATCCTCAATCTTCCTCAAAAAGATAGACCATTTGGTATCAAGACATATGTCGAGATTCTAGAAGAAGGTCTACAGTATATAGAAGACAGACGTGCAGGGAAGATTAAATCTTTAAAGCTTCCTTGGGACGGACTAAACAGAATGGGAGTAGGTGGTCTTGAATGGGGATCTATGCTTACAATAGGAGCTAGACCCGGTGCAGGTAAAACCATGTTTGTTTCTCAAATACTAAGAGAAGCTAAATATCTTAATCCAACACAAGAATTTAATATTCTAGAATTTCAATTTGAAATGGGACCAAAGCAAACAGCATCAAGAGATTTTGTTGCTCAGACAGCATTGGACTATAATCAAGTGTTATCAACAGATAGACAATTAGATGAGTTTTCAGTGAAGATGATGAGACAATATGTTGAAGAACAAAAAACGTTTCAATCATTTGGAGCATACAGAACTCAAATTAATACACCCCTCACCGTTAGAAAAATGGAAGAGGCTGTACATACAGCATACAGTGGATTAGGAGGCAAACCAATGATTGTCACTATAGACCATAGTTGGTTGATTAAAAAAGATAAAGACGAGAGAGAAAAGATAACCACTCTTTACAACACTGTAGAAATGTTAATGTATCTAAAGAACAAACTTCCTATAATCATTTTAATGGTGTCTCAACTTAATAGAAGTAAAGATGAGCCAAGTAGAAAAACTCCTGGAACAGTGGGTAATTATCCTACCAGTAGTGATATATTTGGTGGTGATGCTCTTATGCAAGGAAGTGACATGGTGATTGTATTAAATCGTCCTTATAAAGCAGACATAGAATCTTATGGACGTAAAGAATATTTATGTAGAACAGATGATGTATTCACCCATATTCTAAAATCTAGAAATAGTGCTGATGATACTAATTTGTTATTTATGAAAGCAGACTTTCCTAGACAGAGAATATTAGAAGTTCCAGAACCAGTGGCAGGTAATCCTACAGGTGCTCCTCCACAAAGAAGAACAGCTAATAGATTTGGTAATAATAATCCTCCAGTAATTTAACAACACACAATAACAATTAAAACAAAAGACATGAGTATTTTACACACACTGTCTGATGATGAAAGAGCAAAGTACAAAGCCCAAAAAACAAAAGAGATTAGAGATTACAATGTTGATCTTATTTCTGATTTAGGGATTGGTTACTATGACTTCAACATGAAGACACAGTTCTATGATGAACAAGCAAGACTGGTGGTAGGGATCTTTCCATCAGAGTTTAAAAAAACAAAAGGATTTTACTTTGAGCTTATTGACTCAGATTTAAATCCAGTGGATCCAGACAGAAAAGTATATAGAGTGCCATTTAACACTGCTTTTGAAGAAGAGTATGAACTTAATGCCAAAGGTTCTTATTTAGTTCCAATTGAAGAACTTAAAGTGGTACACAGAAGCTCCGTTGCTATTAGTAAAATGTCAGCTTTTACAGGTATAGATGATTCTGTATTTAAAGTGACACAAAAAGCTCAAGAAACTGCTGCTAATATTCCAAAAGCACCAGCTCTTATGGAAGATGCACCGTATGCTGATATGACTATCAGAGATTACTTTGCTATTCAATTTTTAAAACCAGTGAGTGCTAAAGGCTGGTTAAACGACCTTATAAAAAACAAATAGTAATATGGCACAAGGAGTATTAATTATTGCAGAGTCCGGTGCTGGAAAGTCTACCAGCATTGAGACGTTAGATCCCAAAGAGACATTTATCATCAACGTGGCTAACAAGCCTCTACCATTTAAAGGATGGAGAAAGAAGTACACTATCTGGAGTAAAGAAAACCCTTCAGGTAATATGTATGACAAATCTAGTCCTGAGAATATAGAAGCTTGTATAAAGTATGTTAGTGAAAAACGTCCTGAGATCAAGAACATAATCATAGACGACTTTCAGTACATGAGTTCCTTTGAGTTCTTTGACAAAGCTAATGAGAAGGGGTATGAAAAATTCACACAGATAGGTGCACACCTAGCTAGAATTGCTCGTATGCCTAAAGACATGAGAGAAGACCTGCTTATCTTCTTTCTAACTCATGCAGAAGAAGCAACAGACATGGAAGGTAAACGTAAGTTTAAAGCAAAAACAATTGGTAAAATGGTTGATGAAAAACTAACTTTAGAAGGACTCTTTTCTATAGTTTTGTTTGGTAAAGCCAAGAAGAACAAAGATGGTGAGATTAGGTATGTATTTGAAACCCAAACCAACGGTGAAAATACATGTAAGTCTCCTAGACAAATGTTCCCTACCTTTGAGATTGCTAATGACTTAAAACTTGTTACTAAAGCAATAAAAGATTATGAAAATTAACAACCACATTTTTTAATTAAAAAACAAAAAACATGTTCAGTACAGAAGGACAATCAGTTAAGGGAGGAGGATTAGGAAAATCCTTTGAACCGGGAGTAGTCTATGCACACATTTATGGTGCACAGGTGAGAACTTCAAAAACAGGAAAAAAAGCTTTAGAGCTTACATTGGAAGGACCAGCACTACCTAACTTTGAAGGTTGGGCTATTGACAGAGAAGACCCAGAAGGTGAAAAATTCAAGGGACAAACTGCAAGAGTGTCTGCTACTATCTACATCAGTGAATTTAACAGTGATGATGTTAACAAGAATGAAATCTTGAGCAAAATTATTGTTATTGCTGATCAATTAGAACTTAGAAAAGAAATTGACAGCTTGTCTAAAAATGCAAAGATTACGTCTATTGAGCAATGGGTGGAAGCAGCCGTTAACATTCTCAAAGGAAATGATTTGTATTGGTTCTTATCAGGTAAAGAAGATGAATATAATGAGAAAGTAATTGTAAGACTATCTCTTCCTAAATTCAAATTTGCATCTATTGATGAGGATAAATTAAACAAGTTTGACAAAACTAATAAGTATCATTTTAGTCCATTGGCATCAAAATCAGTTAGTGGTTTTGAACCAGTGAACAATGACTTCAATGTTTAGTTTTTGATTTTGATTTAGTACGGGGGAGTGTTTTTACATTCCCCCTTTTTATTTTAAATTTGCATTTATGTTTAAAACAAAAAATCTAGTACATGATATAAAACATGTACCTGTTACATGGATATTTGAACACTTCTGTGTGCTTAAAGAAAAACTAACCGGACAAGATTTAAAGTTTAAATCTATATTTAATCCTGGTGAACGTACACCTAGCATGTGTATTTATATGGATACATATAATGTTTATCGGTATAAAGATTTCTCTACAGGTAAAGGTGGCAGTGCTGTGGATTTAGTTAAGGAAATGACACATCTAACATTTCATAAAACTTGTCAGCTTATTATAGAAACTTACAATGATTTTGTTCTCCATAACAATGGAGGATATGATTTAGAAGAGTTTCAACGAGCAGCTAAGTATAAAGTGACTAGCCACAAGCTAAGAAGCTGGTCCACCCAAGATCAATATTTCTGGACACAGTTTAATATTGGATCTAAACTACTTGAGGCTCACAATGTAAAGCCCTTAGAAAGTTATTGTATGACCAAAGACGATAAGAACCTTTGTATAAAAGGACTATATCTATATGGTTATTTCAAAGAAGATGGTACACTATACAAAATATACCAACCCAAGACTCTTGATAAGAAATTTATTAAAGTGTCTAATTATGTTCAAGGATACGAACAACTATACAACCATGCTCATCTTGTTATTAC